AATGTTGGAAGATATTGAAAAGGATAGAGAGACTATCAAAACTATTGAGACTAGGATAGCTGAAACCAGTGAGCTTGTGAAGAATACAGAGACTTACATGAGTAAACTTAAAGAGTTCATTTAATGGAAGTCTTTAACTTACAGAAGCATCTTGAGGATTTTATTGGAACTGATTTGAATAGACATCCTCAAGGTGAAGTAGTACATAATAATATTGTAAGTCATACACAAAGCAATTTCCCTAGAGCTTATATTCTAGGGGATTGTTATGGAATAATGCTACATCCTAGAGGTGTAAATGACTTGCATATATGCTTCACTATTTTAGTCGGAGTTGCTGACTACTGGTCTCTTCAAAATAATCCTGATGGTAGCTCATTCTGGTTACCTGACTTAAGGGCGCAAGTATTCAGGGCTGAAGAATGGTGTAAACAGTATGCTCTACCTGATATGGCAGAAATGGAGTCAGATAGGACTGGCATACAGTATGGTTATAAATTCAAACCAATAGAATAACATTATGAAAGAAATCAAACAATTAAAAGTAGGTGATGTGCTTAGTGAAACATCACATTATGTAGTAAACTCCATAACTGGAAGTGTAGTACAAGCCAAACACCTTGAAAGTGGTGATATGGTAAGGCTTGGAAAGGAGTATGTCAGCAACTATATTGAGAGTGCTGATGAAGTAGTTGAGGAAGTCAAAGTTACCAAAGAAGATAAAAGAGATGGTACTAAAGGTATTAGGTCTATCTTTGAAGGTATTCACACTCCTCAAGTATTCACAGTATGTTTCAAGAAGCAAGATAAACCCAAGACTAAGAAGGCTTTACAGGCAGAGATTGATTACTTGGTGAATCAGTTCTGTACTGATATTGACAAGGTTAAATCCAGTAAGAAAAGCGTAGCTGATAGGGCTAAGACTTTGATTACAGAGCTCATTAAGGAGCCTATTCTTCCTTATGAAGAAGGTGAAGATAGGATATTGAGAGGTTTCAAGATTCAATTTGAATCAAGAGATGGAAGATACAACTGTATTGATATGGACATTGATGGTGAAGATAACATCAGACCTGTTAATATCAACAC